GGATTGCCATCTTTTCTATTTATCTTGCCGATAATAAATTTTTGTATTTTCAAGTTTGCGTCATCTTAAGATTCTCCTGGCACCCCTATCAGGCCATAGGATTAATGAGCATAAATTGTCAATCAGATTCAAAAATCGCTGCGCGTAGCGCACCCATCAGATCTCATCTGACCCCATCTGACTCCATCAGACCCCATCTGACCAATTAGATCTTAAGAGTCTCAATCTCCCCCTTTTTTATCTTTTTTAGAGTAGAATGGACGGAACTGAAGATTTTGAATCTTTCAAAGCAAAAACAATTATACGGCTCGACGCACTCCAAGATTGGATTGAAGTCTTAACTAAAACTCTAAATGAGACAGGCCAAGTCTTTACTGAAATCCACACGAAAGATTTAAGATACAATCCTATCACTCCACTCCAGACTAAGGCTGCTGCAGACTGTGGTACCAAATCTGATGAATCTAAATCTGAATCTAAACCTAAAGTTGTACGCAAGGCCAGAGTAAAGAAATCTGTAGCAGATTCTATTCCGTTAGATGAATCTAAACCAACGCTGGTATTAGATACTTCCCAAGCCAACATCCCAGTCAGACTAAAGAATAGCAAAGAACTAATCAAGGGTAATAAAGATCAAAATTCATCTAGACGTGATTTAATTTTTATTGATGGAGATTTAATCTAACACGGAGTAGATGATCCCAGCATCTGATTTTATTGATATCGAGTTTGAATTGAATCGCAGACCTCTTGAGACCAATTACTTTCGTAAGACTGCTGGTCTTGGAAGATCTCAAGCTTTTGGTCTAGTCAATCGCAGATGCCGACCTATTGACTACTCCAGACAATGCTGGATCAGACCTGAACTCTATAAGATGCTCTTAGATTTTGGCGAACGCCACGTCGACATCTCATTCAATGCAATTACGGTCAATCAAAACTACACCGCAGGCCCCCATAAGGACAGACACAATATAGGACCTAGCTTCTTAGTTGCGTTCGGCGATTATACTGGAGGCCAGCTGAAATTCCATCACGGCGATCTGGCTGGATGCCACGATGTCCATCACAAGCCTCTGGTCGCAGACTTCGGCAACTTCATACACTCTGTTGAGCCTTGGCAAGGGGATCGGTATAGTCTTGTGTACTATCAAGTAGCTGATACGCCAGAGGGCATTCCTACTCCATCCTTTGCAGAGGTCGACGGTAAGTTCTGCTTCAAGCGTGGCGATCTTGTTCTGACTAAGAAAAATGGATTAGATCACCCACTAAAAGGATATCGGCGGCCCAAGATTTAGATGTTTGTCCATTGTATCTTATTTATAATTTTGCAAATTTGTTCATATCTAACTCCAAACTCTTTTGCTAATTCAGATTTAGATTCAGTAGATCTGCGACGAATCTCTATGACTTGATCTGCAGTAAGTTTTGCCATTGGACTTCTTTCACCTTTGAGATTTGGTCTTGTACCATCGCGAATCATATCTTTCATATTTTCTGCTTGTGTACCTATCTCAAGATGCTCTGGATTCACACACTTACCGCGACACGTATGGCGAATAACCATTCCATCTGGAATTGTTCCATTGTAAAGCATATATATAACGCGATGTGCAATATGTAGTTTTTGTTTAATAGTAATGTGTCCATATCCATCTTTAGTTTTTGAACCAGTCCAGAGCCAACAATCTCCAGACTTATCAATTTTTGATTCCAACCTCTGTAGGGCTTGGTCGTCCATACAGTACAGAGATTTATAGAATGGTTCAATTTTCATCGTCAGACGGCCAAAAAATTGAGCGCTTTATTTTCTCATCTCCCGGTATAGAATCAAATGGAACCCGAAGTAGAATTTCGTTTCAATCTTATGGAAAGATCATTAATGTCTTTTCAAACGTACTTAGTCAAGCGAGCAGCAAAGTATATTCACAGGAAAAGTATAAGTCTGGGTCTAGGATCCGCACGTCCTTCTACAGCTAAGCCAATTCATATTGATTCAGATGAGAAGCGTATTTACTTTAATTTTAATGATAAACTTTGGATGATTCGTGTATGGACTATAGGAATCACCAAAATTATTGTTGGTCCTAATGGATCTGTGGGGGTTCTAAGTGGTCACGTATCTGTTTATGAAGAGTCAGACGATTGAGGGGAGAACTCCAGATCACCGCCACCAGATTTCAGAAGAGTCTCTACAGCCTCTTCAATCCTGCGCTTCTCTGCCAATGCCTTCTCCTCCTTCTTCTTGTAATAACTTGCCAATGAGGCCGCATTATGACGCTCCTTGTCACCTTCGTATCTGATCTTTGCCTTTGCAAGGACCTTTTCTTTATTTCTATCATAGTACACGGCGGCCTTCATACGATTGTACTGGCGCCCATCTTCTGTCTTGAACCACTCTCTACGCTTAGCCAAATGCTCCTTCTGTTTCGTGTACATCTGGATCAGATGTTCCAGCGATACGCCGTCGGGCAATTGAACCGGAGTATCCATATACCGACTGTTTAGAAATAAAATCAACTCTTAAGTCTTCCATAGACAACCGAGATAACATCATCTATCTTCTTTAGCTTGAATGTCGTTGGATCAAACTCGATTTTATTGATATTCTTAAATCTGTAATGCGTGTCAGTCTCATAGTATCCTTTATTCTTTGAGCCTGTTAGATCCTTAAACATCTTCAGCGCCCGGGCTATTCCGACGCTTTTATCAACCAGTACTGTCCAAACATAGAATCTATCCATCTATAATAGTTGTAGGATGGAATTACACGTTACTCCGATCCCTTCAGAAAATAAACCCCAAGACAAAAGGATGAAGAAACTAAATAAAGCACTCCCAAAGCTACCTACCACGTGCTGTATCCTTGGCCGTGTTGGCACAGGAAAATCCTCTTGCTTATACAGTCTGCTTACAAAAAGGGAGGGCTACGTAGTCAATGGCAAATCAATTTTTGATGAGATGGCTATCTTCTGCGGCAATCAAGAATCAGATTGGGCTTTTGAAAAGATACCGTGCGAAAACAAAGTCATCTTACACGACTTTTCCAACGAAGCCCTTGATAACTACATCGAAGACTTACGAAAGCATCAACTTGAACGTCTGGAAAGGAACAAGGCACCTCTCAATGCTTGTATGATCTTTGATGACTTAGCCTCAGCAGATCTGATCAAGAAAGCTGGCGGCCAGTCGCCTTTAGTCAGTTTAATTTTAACCAGCAGACACGAATTGAATTGTACTATCTTCTTTCTATCTCAGATTTTCAAATCATCTGGCTTTGCCACACCCACTGTACGCAACAACGTCACCACCTGGGTTGTCTATAATATGTCTAGACCTGAATGGCTCAAGATTGCTGAAGATCACTGTAATGACTTTGAGCCTGCAGATCTGACTGAACAGTACGAAGCAAAAATGGCAGCACCTCACAACTTCATTGTCATTGATTACAGACGGCCTCTTGACGAAAGAATTACTGAAAGGTTTACAAAAGTAATGCGCCCAAAATCCAAAGAGTAAGTATAATGAATCGTCTTGAAGTGCAATCACTCGTTCACAGATCTCCTGTGTATAAGAAAGAATCACCAATTGGAAAACTTCCTAAACTTCAACGCGCCAAGGCTCCTAAGTCTATGAAGGCCAAAGCAGATCGTGTTATTTTAAGTCCGGCTAAGATCGCTAAGCTTATGAAAAAAGATATGCACTACTAGAATGCCCAAACAGAAGAGCGCAACTAAGATCGGTCTGGAGACAATGCTCAATGATCCCCGTACAAGCCCATTCACTGCTGAAGGCGCAAAAGGATTCCGAGCAGTGATGGAGGCCAGTCAAATGCCTATGACTGAGGTATTTAAGCACATCGGCAAAGGAAAACGTGCGCCCAAGGTCAAAGATGAAGATAAAAGTAAAGCCCGGATTGAAAAATTAGAAGCAGAGTCTGAAAAAGAATAATCTAATTTCTTTTGTTTCGTCTTATTATAAACAATGCCGGCTAGTGGAGGACTCAACAACAACTTTATGGGTATGCCCGTTGAGGAGGTCGTCCCTGACTCAGCGATGGTCAAGGGCGTCTCACGTTCATCTCTGCTCACGGGTCGTCGGCGTATTCGTCTACAGCCCCAGACTGGTACGTCTGCGAGCGCTAACAGCATCGTCCAGTTCGTACTCGCTGACTCCTCATCTCTCCTCGATCTGAACTCCGCTGTTCTCTCGTGCACTGCGACAGTAAACGCGGGTACAGGCGACACAGCTTTTGACGACGGTATGTCCTGGGTTCGTCGTGCGACGGTCGCTCTCAACGGCACCAACATCGACGACACGGATCTTGCCAACCGCTACTCTAACGCGATGGTGTATGCCGGCGCGGACCGTGCGTGGTACAACGGTGCGGGCTCTTTTGCCAACTTCTGGGCCCAGAACCCGCAGATGGCCGTCGCCGGCACGACTTACCCGCCCACGTCCTATGCCGTCGGCGACGTATCCGGCGCTCTCGTCGCGGCGTCTGTACGCTCCAAGGCTGGCCAGCAGTTCGCCTGGCCGCTCGGACTCGTCAGCCGCTTCTTCGCCACCAAGCAGTACCTGCCTCTGAGCCAGTGCGGTGAGCTTGTTATCCAACTGCTCTGCGCGTCTAACGCTGAGGCGCTCATTCAGCGCTCAGGTAACACGGACGGCACTTATGCTCTGACAAATATCTTCTTAGAAGTTGATCTAATTCAGCCTCATTACCTATATCAAGAAATGTTAAATAAGGTCACGCAGCTTGAGGGCGAGCAAGGACTTGTCGTGCCGTTCAACGCCGTCATCTCTGCACAGTCTCAGGGCATCACGGCGTCTGGCCAGGCTAACATTGTCACGTCTCTTGCGACGAACAACTTGCGCCGCGTTCTCCTCACACAGAGCCCGATCACGGAGGCCACGATCAACTACCCTCTCTGCTCAGCGTTCGCTAACAACTCGCTCACAGGAGTCCAGTTCCGCGTAGGAAGTTTGTATTTTCCTTCACAAGAAGCAGTCAACACTGGCTCTATCTTCTGGATGACCCAGTCAGCGTTCAACGGAGGCGAGCCGATCCACCACCGCAACGGATGTATCGATCTCAATACCTTCAGCAAGTCAACAGGACCTGCGCCGGTTGCATTCAACATCACTGCAGCCTCAGGCAGCGGCGCCACGAACGGCAAGCAGCAGTACTGGGGTGACTCTTGCGTCGTCGCCTATGGCTTTGACAACTACAAGGGCGGCGAGTCGCTGGATGCTGACGGTATCTCAGTGCTCGGCCAGGCCGGCTCGCAGATCGTCTCTCTTATGCGCATCGCGCCGAACGGCACGTACTGGACCAACGGTGTACAGTTCAACATCCACTTGGAGCGCAGCCGCTACTTAGTGTTAAAAAATGGAGCATTAAGAATCGAGGGTGTTTGAGGAGGGAGTCGTAGTAAAAATTGAATATTTAAAAACAGATTGCGAAATTATATCATAGTATGATAGAACTTCGGGATTTTCCTGGGTACTGAATATTATCTAACACTTGAAGAAGCAATAAAAGCCCGAGACGAATATTTAACCTCCTTATAGATGGAGCCAGAGCAAGAGCAGCAGCAGCAAACGTTCGAGCCACAGGCTAATAATGAAACAAACACACTGGCGAATCAGATACAAGATAAAGAAGATGAAAAGCCTTCCGAGCCAACAAAAGACCTTCCGACGTTTTGGAATAGATTAGATGTGGTCTTTGATAAACTTATTAAAGGCGAGGAAGGCCCTGTCAACCCTGTCGTCCAAGAAGTAATAGATCAATTCCCATCTGAAGATGCTTTCGTTGAAAAGAATCTTAGATCAGTCCTCTATCAACCAGATAAAATCTCTTTGAATTCAAATGATGGAAATGATACAGGCCCTAGTCCTTTTGAGTTTAGTAGTTATAAAGTAAGATTTGTAAAACCTCTCTTGAATGTAAAATCGGTAGAGCTTATTCGTGCTTCCTTTCCTACACCATTACCCACAATCTCAGATCAAGAATGTATCTTCTGGTATTACAGATACGCAAACGCGTCTGTACCTACAACTCCTGCGGATCTCAGTTCTACCAATCTTTACTTTGTCCGATTACAAAACTCTTGGATACCTCCTGAACTTGTAGGAACTCAATTTGCTTATAATAAAACCTTTACAGACTATTATGATCTTGTAACTGAACTCAATATTGCAACAACCAATGAACCTCTTTCAACACAAGGGCTTCTAGGAACTCTTAATTGGAGTTCTGGTGATATTACATTCTCTTATGATAATCGTATGAATAAGATTGTAATGACTGGTAATAATACGGCTTATACTTACTTGCCTATGGGTGGACTTACTGCGGATACATTAACAGCAACAGGTCTTATGATCGCGGCCACTGCAGGATTATATCAAAACGTAAGTAGATATAACTTAGGACAATACCTTGGCAGATATCAAGGAGTTCAGGGCGCAGGGTTTGCACTTAATAAATTAATTTTTGGCACACTTAACAGTCGTCTTGGATTTACTTACATCACAAATAATACTTTAGATACAACAACATTCCAAAATCTTTGGAGACCATCTCAAAGTGGATCTCCTATTGTTGTTTCGACAAGATCCTCCACTGCTCAATCTTATGCGTGTTTAGTCAATAGTGCGTGTGTGTATGTGTATGTAGATTTTGTACAAGGATCATCTCAAGATTCTCAAGGTAATGGTGGTCTACTTGGAGTTGTCCCTCTCAATGCTTCAAACAATTCAGTTGGCTATTATGATAAAGTAATGAGTAATGATTTACTCAAGATTCCGTCTCAACTACAAGAGATTACAGTCTTCTTTAAAGATGAACGTCTCAATAATTTCTTACTTCCTCGTTCAGCCATTGCCAATTTAGAATTAGGATTTACTTACTACTAGTAGATGTCTATCAGATCGCGCGTCAACCAGCCTGAGAGGGTTTTTCTTAACTCCTCCGACGATAACCAAAACCCGCAAACTACTGGGTTTAGCTCTTTCAGATGTACCTTTGATACGCCGATCCTTGGAGCTAAGCGCTGCCAGATGTTACGTGCTACTGTACCTAACGCGCTAGTGAACATTCCGGACTATCAATTGATGTTCTGGTATTGGCAATTACCTACTGCAACGACTACACCTTCAGACACCTACCTCAAGTGTGTACGTCTCTATCCGTCTTGGGCGGTTCCTGCCGCTGGTCTTGGTACAGCATACACTAAGAACAGACCTGTCACAGGACCTGCGGATCTTGTCACTTTACTTAACGCAGCGGCTTCCCCTGGTGGCGACAGCATAACGTACAATCCGTATTGGGCCGGCGCTTCTGCTCAAGACGTTTCCTTTGCTTACAACACGCAAACTCTTCAGATCACTATGACTGGTCTGACTGCGTCAAAGTATTATGCGATTGCGGGCTACTCGGACACAGTTGTTAATGCTGCCAATTCTGGCGCTGGAGCGCAAGGAGCAGTACAAATGAATCTTATAACCTTTCTTATAAATCAACCTTTTGCCAGTCAGTACACTCTCAATCTTCGTGTAGGATATGCCCAGAGCGGATATTCTATAGATCAACGCAACGATGTCAACGGCAATACTCGCTATGCCAACTTGACCAATTCTACATTCGCTCAGAACGCTGGAATTAACCCTGACTCGTTTCCTAACTTGGTCTACACACAGTGTATCTATCTGTACAGCAATATTGTTGCAGGATCATCACTTGGCTCTGGAAGGCAGCACGATCTATTAACTGTTATGAGCAACAACGCAGCACCTCTAGCCGTCGCATCTTATGTCTCCGCAACGCTCACTTGGTTAACAAAAGTGCCTGATAATATCTATGAAATTGAGGTTAGAATGTATGATGACGCTAATCAGCCTCTGCTCTTACCAGACAATGCTCAAGTAAATCTTGAACTCGCTTTCTGGTACGGTACGGAAACAGAGGTCAGCGCAAGATAATAAGATATATTAATAGTAAGAATGAGCTGGAATGGATCTATAGCATTAACTTCAGGTGCCGCTTGGAGCGGTTCACCTCAAGTTATAACAACAAGACAATATCAAAGCACAAACAGCGCTACCATTGGCGTTTTTGACGCTGAAATATTAAGTACAGGAGCAGCGGTCATAACATCGTCTAACGTTCTTCAGACCGAGATCAATGCAATTGTTGCTGGAGGAACCACTGCCCTCTGGGCAAATTACAGAGCAATTGCAAATGTGGACTTGTCCGGCCATAATTTGGTTAATTCTAAACTATTGTCTACTCTCGATCTACAAGTAAGCTCTATCAACGGAACAGACATCAAACTCTTTGGCTCAACAGTCGTTGTAGGCGGCGTTACAATTGTAAATAATACAGTAAAAGCAGGACAAGTAGAAAAAACAACCAGCGTAACCGACACTATAAATTCTGTTGCAGGTGCTATCGGTTCACTTGTAGATGTAGCCCAGAAAGCAGCCAGTGGTGCTCTCGCTGATTCAGGAGCAATCTTACAGCAGGTGTATTGGGGAACCGCAGCAGTTGACTCTGTAGTTGATTTAACAAATGGTGTTGTTACGCTAGCGACTGGTATTCAAGGTCTGACTCAGAGTCGTCAGTATAATGGTATAACAGGCGGATCAGTTCCAGGACAAACAACTAATGTCTATGAGACTATCAATGGAACAACGCAATTGCAATTCTCTACGTTAGGCACTGCGGTAACAACTGTCTTCAGAACAACTGATCAGATCAATCCAAATCTGAAGCTGGGTCGTGAACTCTTCATCTCCTCCATCATTCCTGCTGGCTCTAAAGTTGTGCGTTCAGTCTCAGATCCTTTGAGCATAGCTGTAATTTCTACTCAGACGTTATCCACAACCAATTATTTGCAAAGCTTTGGCCAGTGGCACGCCGTCTTAGAACCTGACTATAATCTTAAGGTTTCATCACTTCAAGCAGATACGCTTTTTGGCTTCGCATATCTGTCAACCAGTAAGATCTCAACCATCAATCTCGAAACATCGAATGCCAACGTGAATAATTTACTTAATGCTACAAATCTGTATGTAGGAGCAGCGGCAACTGTAGTAGGTGGCCTAACATCTGGATCTTTAACAACAGGAGCACTCGGAGCAGCTAGCGTCCAAGCAACAAGCTTATCGTCCATTGGTCTGAATATCTCAAGTCTTAACGGAGTCGCCGTCTACAATGTTCTAAATCCTGGAGTGCCTACTAAGATTCCTTATCTGTCATCTCTAACTCTCAGTACAGGATCTGTACAACTCTCAAGCATCAATGGGCAGCCTATTTCAGTCTATGTCAATTCAGGAGATGTAGTCTTTAACAGCGTATCTACATTGATGATTTCAACTGGACGTGCTCTTATCAGTTCCATCAATGATTCAATAATATTCACCAATCAGCCTACTGGAAACTCAATAGATGGTATCTACACATTAACTGCAGCGATTGGTAATTTCAACACCTCCTTGAATACCAGTGGAACCTTAACTGCTGGACCAACGACTATAGATACAACACGAGTCACTGGTCTGTTTCGGGTGACCGGTACTGGCGGTGCTAACGTAGCAACAATAACTACTGCAGGAGCTATAACTGGTACGAGCTTAGCTCTAGGATCTGGCGCTTTAACTGCAGGTACAGGCACTTATACAGGCGCGGTTTCAGCAAACGGCATAAGATCTTCAGGAGCTATTTCTGGTACAAATACTCTAACCATAACAGGAGGAACAACACTAACAGGAGGCAACATCGTAGATACCATAGGAGGAGCGACGGCTAATTTTACAAATCTGAATGGTACTAATGCAACCATAACAACTGGCAACATAACGTACGTTAAGACAAATAGTATAGATGCAGGTCTTGGTACTCTTAATTTATTGTATGGACAAATCTTATTCAATGGATCTCCTTCACTAACCCAAACGGTTGCACCCTATTTTAGTTCAATCTCAATAAGTACTGGCTCTTTACAAGTCAGCTCTATCAATGGAATTGCGTACACTGCAACCCCAGCTGCTCCTCTTTATCTAAGCTCATTCACGGTTAGCACTGGCTCTTTGACCGCTCAAGATATCAGCACTATAAACATCCAAGGATCGAATGCGTTCTTTAACATTGCTACCGTCTCAACTCTCAATGCCTCGACCTTAATAGTAAAAAATATAATTGATACATTCGTCTCTACAACTACAGGAGAGTTTGATATCTTAACAACAAGCACTCTAACCGCATCTCAAATAACCACGAATACAATTCAAACCAATAATCTGACGGGCCTTGAACGTCTATCACTTCCTAACATAGTAGGTAATTCATACTCAGTTGTTTATCCTACCAGAGGCTTGTCCTCTTATATTTCGTCTCTATCTCTTCAGCAATCTGGTTTCTTTAACTTTGAGACCAATGCCGTCCCCTCACCTCCTGGCGGCATTGTTTATCTTAATTCTGTCTATGCGACCTGGGTCTATCCAAGCCTAGGACCTTATTTCGGATCCACCAATCCGCTTCAACAGAATGTCTACATTCAACCAGGATATGCAGGAACACCCATAACAGGTACTCTGTATTTCTACGGAATCGGATCCGCAGGATTCTTAGTCCAATTCATCCAGCAAGGCGATGGTCTAATCCTTGCTGCAACTCCTTTTATTGTACAACCAGGATACTACGTTAAAATTGATTATACGTATCCATCTGGTTATTATCAGAACGCAACCTACACTGTCACGTATCAATACCAACCGATCGCAGGATCCGCAACGAGTACTATAACCTCATCTAAGACAGATCTAATAACAGATGTTTTTGAGACAGTTCTGAATACATCTAACGTCTACCAAAACTCTGGAACAACAACCTCAGTTCTGGGCAACCTTGCTCTCAATGTCAGCACAATGGCCTTTGGATCTAATACAACAAGAAACAATCTTTATCCTTATCAATTTAATGGTGCTCTTCAAGCGCCTACACTCTCAACAACTTCGGTTTTTTTAAAATCCATTAATGGAATTCAATTTGCTGATCTTCAAAATCAACCTGTTCCTTATCTGAGTAGCTTTACTGTAAGTACAGGATCAGTCACCGCAAGTTCAATTCAGAGCATCTTTATAAGTACAGGATTGATCAACGTAAGCACAATCAATTTGATAGGACAAATGAATATCTCTACTAGCTTAGTCCTTTCTAATTCATCTGTGTTTGACATAACTAAGATAATAAATATTACAAGTACAGCTTTCAGTACAGTCTCTTCATTCCAAAATAATATTTTGTCTTATACATATAATGCCACAGTAGGAGATGAGACAAGCTTTAACATTGGTACAGGCTATAACATAGAATCGAATAACGTATCTCAATGGGCCTCTACTATTTTACAAGGTAACAATGCAAATGCTCCAATGAGCATTGAGATTGATAACGATCCAGGATCAGGATTTTTAGGAACAGGAACGTTTGATGTACAGAGAATTTCAATCCCTGGAAATACTCCTTATGATATCTCGGTGCAATACAGTCTTGGAGGAACTGTAATTGTAGACATAGGATTTACTGATTATAGACTATATCGTTTTACGAAATCAACTGCAGGATCTCCTATTTCTTGGACTTATGTTATCAATCCTCCCACCTATCAAACTGTAAATAATAACGTATTTCAGATTACCCAAAGTCTGACGGATGTATCTCTGTATACAACTGATAATCTAAATCTAATTGCAGGATCAATAAAATTACAAGGATCAGTACAGTTCTCTAATATAAACGCAACGAAAGGCTTTTTCTCAACTCTAAACACTACAAGTCTTACTGCTACAAATATTACAGGAACCAATATTACAGGAACCAATCTTCAATTTCAGAGCTTATCAACCACAAATCTATATGCAGGATACATCACAACCTCTTCTATTAATATCAATACGCAACAATCTACACCTATGATTTTAGGCACATATAGCAATGTCTATAATGTGGCAAGTTATACAAGTCCTCCACCTCAGCAACTCATTACAACTGAAACTGATATGGTAATTACCTCTGCAAATCCTGCTTTCACATACACAGGATCTGGATCGCAAACGATTACGTTTGACGCAGGAAATAGAGTTTATTTGAATGGAGTTTTACAGTCTTCTAGTTGGAATTTTGCGACGTTAAAAGTAAATAGTGCTGGTCTAACAGTAAACGTATCAACAATCGCAGGAAATTCAAGTAATGGAAACTATTATATCAATGAGCAGATTGCGAATTTCAATGTAAAAGGTGGTTTAGTTTTTGCTCTTTATACATCTGCAGCAGGGTTCTTAGGAAATGTGAGTGGCAACAGTTCATTACTTTGGAATGGATCAGATTTTACTTCCGCATCGTATGTTGCTTTTACTGGTCTAACCTATCAATCAAGACAGCAAACACTGCAGAGCGTCTCAACAATTACCTATAATAATAATGTCCTAACAACTTTTTCAACACCAACTTTATTCATCAATACAAATCCTGCTTCCAATTCACCTACCGTCTTTTTCAACGGAAAAAACATTGAAGTCTTTTCTCAAAGAGTAAATGGGTTTCTTGTAAATGCGGGAAATTATGGCAAAGGTGATGCGGCAGCTACTGCTTCTTATGGTGGAAGAACTTTTCCTGTTTCACAATACAATTGTATAGTGTCTCAATCTGGATTTAATGCTTATGGAGAAGCCGCTCTGGCAGTAAATGAACAGGTTTGGCAGACATACCAAGATACAAATGGAAATTGGGCTTTCCACTTTTATTGCACAACCGCAACCGTTCCCGCAGCAGGAACGATAGACTTTTATGCGATCGCTGCTGTTACAATGATACCGTATGACTTAGGACACTTCAGCGGATTTCAGAATCCAGATCATCTTGGAGAAGGCAATGGTGGTCCTCCTGTATTTCCTGCTATTCAACTCTCAACTATAGTTGCTTCTACAATCACATGCTTAGCTCAAGATAATATCTCTTTTAATGCTAGTCTTGGAATCCCTACATTCTTAGGACCTGGTAATATTGCTCTGAATGCGAATAGCAATATTGATTTGATGGCCAACTATGACATTATCGCAGGGGCTAGTCATAATATTAGTTTAACTGCGGGGAACGATATAACAATTACTGCGCCAGCAACACAGCAAATATCAATATATCAAACAGGCGCTTCAGACATTACACTCTTTAATAACGGAGATGCTCGTATGAACGCAAGAAGAACTGTAGATATAGCTGCGCAAGGGAATATTAACATAAACTGTTTATCAACACAGCAAGTAACAATAAATCAAACAGGCGGTTCAGACTTTGTACTGTTTGCAGGCGGCGATACAAGGATGAACGCTTATAAAAACGCTTATGTTCAAGCAAGTAGCAATATATTTATATCTGCTGTGGGGGGTAATATTGATATTAACACTGGCGGAGGTGGGTCGCAATATATCACTCTCACGAACGCAGGAACTGCAATTCAGTTTGCTGGACCAAACATATACTTTACCACTTCATCAGGCGGGGCAAACTTTAATCTTCCTGTTTCTATTGGAACGGCGTATTCCTTGAACCTCCAAGATGCTCCTATAAATAACGCAAAAAATATTGATTTTGGATCTGGTGTGTATATACACCGATACACGCCTGGCGGTTATACAAATCCCTTCTTAGACATCCAAGGAGCGGGTGGAGATGGGCAAGTCCGCTTATTAAACGGATCTGCTTCAGTCGTACTACGAGGCAATGGCGACCTTGGCATTGCTTCACCAAATCAAACCTATTTTGACAACGGCGGTTTTGTTCAGTTCAATGTGGATCATATCTATATTTATCATGGTTATTTGGTTATGAACGATAATCCTATACAACTTCGTAATGACCAATATCACGCCTTAGCCTTTGGAAATAGTGGAACTTATAACGTCGGCGTTAATGGTCCCTATTTGGTTGGATATAATAGTGGTGCTTTAGGAACAAGTGGAACAGTTTTTAACGACAAATCATTAGAATGGAGTTACACTGATGTTTCAATCTTAAAAGATTTGAATATGAATAATCATAATATCAACAACGTTTCAACAATAAACTTTACAAATAATGGAGTAATTCAAGGAACAAACGACCTTTATATCAACGCTTCTCAACTTAATATTGTAGGCAACGGTGTCACATTATCTGCTGGAACAAGTGGAATAGATTTAGCGGGATCTGATATTAAAGAGGCACATACCATAACAGCACACGATACCTTATTATTAGAAGCGGGCGCGTCTACGGGAGATGTTGTTCTTCAAGCGCCTGCTGGTGCTATAGTCCTAAATTCATTAACCAGAGCCAACGCAAACCTCTTTATGAATAATAATTCTATCACTGCTGTTGGTACTTTTTCAAGAACTTTAGGACGTAGCCAAGTAAATCAGCCAATAATACAATTTGGAACGGCTACAGGGTCTGGTCCGAGTGGTTCTGTGACGGTAGTATTTCCTACAGCCTACACGTCGGCGACATCCTATATAGCAACTGCTTCTTTGATGGATGTGGATGCAGCAAAGATATCTGTAAATCGTGATAGTGATAGTCAAATTACAATCTATTGGGATCTAGCTGGATTTGGAACTTATACTTTTGGCTGGAATTGTATGGGCACTTAGTAGATGGAACTCCACATGGCTTACAACGAGATCCGCAGCCTCCAGAACAAGGTCTCCGAGTATGACCGGCTGGTAAAGGATACACAAGAACCAGAAGTGAAGGCAGCGTACAGCACGATTCAGAGCGTATCTCAGGTAAAGTTAAAGGATTTACAGATGAAAATGGTTTATACAATCTCAACACTCGTAGGAAATCCAGTGCCCAAATAGATGAGCGCTAACTCTTACCCCAATTGGCTTGGCACTGTTACTACATCTTCCGGTGTCAATCCTAATGCAAGTCACGATTTTACGATTCAAACTCAAACAGGATCTGGTGCTGTTCTTAATTTAACTGCCGATAACTAAATAAAAAATAAAGACCAACTAGAATGTCAGCCGGCTTTGCTAACTCTTACCCATATTGGCTCGGTACAGTGGGTACCTCTGCAGGTATATCCCAAAATGCAGTAGGAGAACAATCTGTCGGCTCATCTAATACAACTATAACGAATTCCCTTGTTACTGCTACCTCTGTCATCTTAATAACACCTTACGCAGCTAACGGTGGTCTGAGCGGTTCTCCGGCTGTAACAAGTCGCACCGCAGGATCTTTTGTCGTCAACTGGCCAAATTTTCCGTCAGGTACAAAATCGATTATGTATCTTATTGCCAAATCATAGATGGACGCAGACGAAAAGGAAATAGAAAAGCACGTGTTGAATAATATGCGATCTCTTGAATTTTACTATAGAAACAAGACTCAAATACTTGAAAAACGCCGTACCAATGTATACAAGGCAAGACAATGTCTTTATCAGCAAGCTTACTACGCAAAGAAAAAAGCCTTGAAACAAAAGCAAATTAAACCTCTTCAGATTAAAACAGTAGAAACTCAGCAGGAGCCAAGCTTCACGTTATCGTTTACTTGAGATAAAAAAAGATCCTACAATAGATGTCCGACACTATCGTAGAATCTTCAAACAATAAACCATCGGTAGAACTCGAAGTCAAGCTGCCTCCTAAGGAAAAGAAGCCCCGAACTGAAGCACAAAAGACAGCAACAGCAAAGGCTTTTGAGGCACTCAAGGCAAGACGTGAGGCCAAGGCTATTGCAGAGAAGGATCTGAATGACGCCAAAGAACTAGCCAAGGAGAAGGTACGGCATCGCAAGAAGAAAGAGAGCGGTGTTGATCTGGTGACCCATAAGGATCTAGAAGAATGGGTCGGCAAGATCAAAACTATGATTCCTGTTCCTGTAGATTCTCCTGCAAAGCCTGTTGAGCCAGTAAAGACAGTAGAGACAGTAAAGACAGTAGAGACTCAAAATCCAAAGATTGTTAAGGAGCCTAAGAAGACAGCAGCCCCAGCACCTCCTAAGAAGCTGACAGGCCACGAACTCCTTGATAGCCTCTTTTTTAACAAGTAAGTATAGAATGTTCAGTCAATCATCACACGTAGGCGGTGTAGGATCAGGCGCTGGCGCCCTCCGGTATGGCGCAGCAACCAATCAGACAGGCAATTTACTCGATACAGATACTCATATTGAAGGACCGCGTATCTTAGTTGGCAAGTCAGATCATCCAGGAGGTGCACGTAAGAAGAGATTCGGAGTTACAGGATCTGCTGATCTATTTAATTATCCGGATCTAATGGTTCGCGGTAATGGGCCCAACGGTCAAGCATACAAGCAATCTGTACCTGGGTACCTGCCAGGAAATGGACAGGATGGCTTTGCCGGCTATGGAGCAAGAGATCCTCACGACTTCACGTTTACAGAAGCCGCAGATCTAACTCTTGCAAAGGAGATTGCCCACCGTGAGGCTGATCAACTCGGCCACTTCGTCCAGCCTGAGCATATGATGTACAAGGACCGCACAGCCGAATCAATGAAGGAAAGATTTCAGGATCAAGCGATGGACTACCAGCGCCAGCGGATCAAGGACCTCCTTGCAAAGGGTTTCACCGAAGCCGAGGTCAAGGCAATGTTAGACAAGGAGCGTGAGAAGGCAATCTTACAAGCAGAGAAGATGCCGTACAGCCAGGACGCTCTAATGAAGGCTCAACTGGCTCAGATGCTGCCTGACCAGCAGCGTGAAGATTTCTCGAATACCTCAGTTGCTCCTGGAGGAATTGCCAGGAGACAAGACGCCACAGCGATTGAGCGTGCTCTCAATACCGGCAATCCTGTAGCAATGAAGAAGAAGATGCAGGCCATCCGTCACGAGCAGCGCATCCAGGGTCAAGTCAAGTACGTTGAGCCGGCTACAGTAATAAAGAAGGCCGAGCACCACGACGTCGCGAATCTGATGATGCGTCTAGCCAAGAAGGAACACGGCACAGCAGAGGAGCACGACACCCACGTTGAGCAAGCGCATCATCTACAGCAAAGCCACAAGGAAAGGCAATTAGATCGCCAGCACGCAGCAATGCTCAAAGCTTTTGCCAAGACGTAGTAGATGGCTGGGTTTGGAATTGGACTTGTAGTTGCTGCTATATTAAAAAGATTATTTGGGTAAGTAGATGGCAAAGTTAGTTAAATTAGTTCACTCACCAATACAAGGTAAGAAATACAGAGTATATCTTACCGTGGATGATAAAGAGCATCACGTTGATTTCGGATCAGCAGGATATCAAGATTACACTATGCACAAAGAAGAAGCTAGAAAAGCTCTGTATCTAGGCAGACACGCAGCCAGAGAAGATTGGACTATTTCCGGTATTTTAACACCCGGTTTCTGGTCGCGCTGGATAAGCTGGAATTTAAAATCTATTGATGCTTCTCTTGCGGACGTGAAGGATCGCTTTCATCTTTGAGAGCACTAACGTGAAGATTAGACATAATATCTCGCACCAATTCCCGATCAATTTGATCTTTAGTGCGTTCATCAGTGAGAGCAATGCCACGCCACAGCTTCTTGATCTCTTGATAGTGATCAACGTTGATTGTACTCATTGCCTGCTGCATCTGTTCAATTCTAATTTCATCGTCAGTCTTAAGCTCAGTCTTTAGTTCTAGAGGCGGCAGCTCAGGAACCTCTCGAACTCCTCCGGGTAGTGGTCCACGATCTTCGAAAGACTCGTACTGCATAAGAACTGATTTGTTAGGCGCGTCTAACGTTTCCTGAAGTTCAGCAGGCTTAGGCTTCGTCTCGTTGAAGTGCTTGTAATAGACGTCAGGCATCGGATAGCGCTGGTAGTCTGGTAGCTTCTTGAATTGTTCGTACAAACGGTTAAGATCTGTCTCCATATACTCTACAAAAGATTTTTTACCAAGTAGAATGCCCTACCAGATCATTCCGCACGGCAATGGCAAGTACACAGTAAAAAATGTAGAGTCCGGAAAAGTAGCAGCCAAGAACACGACCAAGGCCAAGGCTGAGGCGCAAGTTCGTCTGTTAAATTATCTACGCGGAAAAGAGAAGAAGTAATGCAATGTCGTGTCTGTGGAGAGATCAAAGAGCCAAAAGACTTTTACAAGATCAACATCTTTTACGACTTTCACTGGCAAGATGTTCAGTGGTGTAGGCCCTGTCAGAAGATGTACATCACAATGAAAAAGCAAGAGTCAACTCAAAAGAAATTCAAACAAGTTGTCTTAGAAGGCAAAGTAAAGACCGGAAGGTTTTCTGTTGACTTCTCTTAGATGATAAGACATAGCAGAAATATATTTTGTAAATTGACAAACAATCTTTTTGTTTATCAGATTCCAATTTACCTTGAAGAGGAAAAATGGTTGGGAAGTAATCTTAAAATTATTATTGATAAAGAAGCAAGTAGACTATATAGTAGTGTAGATGGATTCTTACAGTGCAGGAGGCTTAGGAGCGAGTGTGACCCTAATCCTTTGGATCTTACATACGATCTATACTCAGGTAAATCACAGACGCATCAGGAGCAACTGTTGCGGCAGGATACTAAGCGCATCTGTTGATATCGATCCTACAGATGTACCTGTTAGAATTACCCCCAAAATTGAGGTACCCCTAGATAATAAAGACATTAAGTAATGGATCTTGGCTGTATATATTATATATACTGCAAAGAGACAAACAAAGGTTATGTTGGGCTTTCACAATATCCTACTCCAGATAAAAGATATGCAGACCATTGGAATCGTATGAAATATGATAATACTAAGTATCTTTATAAAGCTATGAAAAAATATGGTCAAGATTCTTTTACAGTTGAATTACTATGTACAGTACGTCACGAAGCTCTTTCAAGAATGGAAGCATACTGGGCAGAACAATTAGAAACATATAGATGGGATCATCCAGGAGGTTATAATATGGTTTGGTGTGGAGATGTACCAAGAATTGGTTTACACGCATCAAATGAAACAAAATTAAAAATGAAAGAATCAGCATTAAATATGTCTGAAGAAAAACGTAAAAACATATCTGAAGCAAGTAAAACTAAGATAATATCTGAAGAGGCACGCAAAAAAATATCTGAAGCAAATAAAAATAAGATAATATCTGAAGAGCATCGTCTTGCAAATTCTAAAGCTAATAGACATCCTAAGTCTGATGAAACTAAAAGTAAGATGTCTAACTCAGCAAAGAATAGATCTGAAGAGCATCGTCATAAAATATCTGAAGCATTAAAGGCAAGATATGCTTTGAAAAGACAAAATCAGATAAAACAAGAGCAACTTGTAATAAAATCAGAGCAACCTGTAATAAATAAGATAAAAGTACCAGAACTATCAGCCTTGGGTAGTGCTCCTGACGGCCAGGCGCTCCAGTAAGATGCCTAGAGGGAGTTAAACAGATCTGAGATCAGACTACCCTTGGCTGATTTAATGAATCTAGATATTCCAAAAATAATTGATCGAGGTGAAAAAATTCTTGGAAAAAAAAATATAGGGTGGGGGGGGTACCCCCCCCACCCCTATTTTATTTTTTTAACTTCGCGAAATCTTAACTACAATTCTAAATCTCTCAGGGTTTCCCTGCCTTTGGTAGAAGTTTAACTCTATTTATCTTTGGCTTCTTAGCTTTCTTCTTCCTTTCTAGCTCTTCTAGCTCTTGTTTAGCTTCTTCTCTATCACGAGCTACTAGCTCTGGATCTTCCTCTAGTTCTAGTTGCTTTAGCAATCGCTCTTCTTCCTCCTGCTGTATTTGTAATTCCTTCTCGAATGCTAATAACTTACGATAATCTTCTTGTTCTGTTTCAGCAGCTCTTGCCTTTAGTTTCTCTTCAGTGATTGCATATTCTACGTTTCTCCTTGTAACTTGTCTTAGTCGTTCCATCTCTTTGATCGTTTCTTCATTCTCAATTGCTTCAATCATAGGAATTGTCTTTTCAAGATAAGTCTTTTTATGTTCAAGTTCATCTATCTCTGCAGCAATTTTATTCAAGGTCGCAGAGGGTGGAGGAGGTGGAGGTATTACATCAGAAAACTTCAGAGCAGCAATCTTATCTGAGTAATACTTTTTCTTAGATTCCAAAGCAGATTGTAGATCAGCAATCTTTCTTTCGGTTGCTAGGATAGTTGCTTCTTGTTCCTTTTCCAAGAACTTGATGTACTCTTGATTCTTTAGTTCTTTCTTTTGTACAAATACATCTGCTCTTGCTCCAGACGTTACTTGTAATGAATTAGAGGCTACATCACGCTTGTTCTTCAGTACAGTCAACTTGTCATTGATCTCCCACAATTGCTTCTTAAAGTCGGCAGCAGACATCCTATACCTTCTGCCAAGTTTTTATGTAAGCGAGAAAAAACGCAGGGGGGGGGCCCCCTCCCCCCCCCTGCCGGAAAGTTTTTTGGTTGGAAAGTTTTAGGGAATCAATTTTTTAACGGCCTGCAAAGTACTCAGCCCCATTGAAATCCTCTGAATCCAGTTGTTCAATGACCTCTTTTACTTGATGAGTAGTTATAACACTCATTAAGAGATTAATCTTGCGTCTGTATTGAGAATTGAGGTACTTTTGACGATCTTTTTCTTCGTTAAGTTTCTGTATCTGAGATTGAAGCTCAACTACTTGAAGTCTTAAATCTGTATTGATCTTGATTAGATTATTAACCTTAATGTTAGCATCCTCTTGATCTGTAATAGTTTGTTTCAGATCAGCGATCTCCTTGAGCAAGAACTCGACAGTGAAGGCTCCATCAGGCCGGTTAATGGACATCTTTAGCGATATACCTATAGTATAGAAATTAAATCATTCAATTTTTGATACAAAAACAAAAATTGAATGGGCTGCGGCAGTGGTGTCAGCATACCTAAAGAATGATATCATCTTACCCTACCGATACTTTCAATCCTACTCTGAATATTCATATTACAGATGGTGACTACTACAATTTTACTCTTAAGGAGTGTATTGAAAAGTTGGTGATCTGTGATGACTGTATTATCTTTCGTAAGAACTTAGATGCGTTCATTGCTAAGCACGGAAACAGATTTGAGATGCTTGAATGTAATCTTTATAATCTGTTGAATGCTGAACACTGTGTAGATGCACCTCAAGAGTATTGGGATTGGTTGAATAAGAATTAATTGAGCTTATGCAAACTAACAAACTCCTGCCTCTGGTACAACTCAATCTCAAGCTCAACAGATTTCTTTTTGATTAAGAGTTCTGTAAGTACATTTGCAGTCTTGGAGGCTTTGAGTTCAGCTAGATCAATCTTAAGATTTGTAATGACGTGATCTCTCTTGGCCAAAGACCGGAGATTGAAAAAATAATTACAGTTCATTCTACTCTAAAAAAGATAAAAAAGGGGGAGATTGAGACTCTTAAGATCTAATTGGTCAGATGGGGTCTGATGGAGTCAGATGGGGTCAGATGAGATCTGATGGGTGCGCTACGCGCAGCGATTTTTGAATCTGATTGACAATTTATGCTCATTAATCCTATGGCCTGATAGGGGTGCCAGGAGAATCTTAAGATGACGCAAACTTGAAAATACAAAAATTTATTATCGGCAAGATAAATAGAAAAGATGGCAATCC